ATTCTTCGAAACCTTCTAAGTCTAGATTTACATGACACTCTAACAGAGTATACATTGTATCTTGTTTACCAACTTTTTTAGTTCCGTCTAATTCTTTTTCTTTTTTCTCAACGTCATTTTTTTCGACATTACCTGGAGGTGTTAGTTCAACATCTCTGTAAAAACCATTCACCTGTTGTTTACGTAATTCATTCTCTGACATTTTAACAACATGAATTATCGATTCCGCATCATCTAATGAGGTAGCTGTATACGGAACAACTAATTCATCTGCAGGTACAAATTTTGATACGACTCTACCCATAGGCACATCGTAGTAAACTTTTTTAAATGTTGATCCTGATAATGGTAAATGAAATAACATAGCATCAAACTCTGCCTCGTATTCTTTCATCTGATCCATAATCAGATAATTCATAAAATCTTTGACACGAACAGCTTGTTGTTCTGTCTGTGGATTCTTAACACCAATGACCTGTGTTCTTACAGGTCCATCTGCTGGTAATAATTCTTTGTATGCCTGAGCTTGAAACTGTGTAACTGCCTCTGCCAACACCGGGTGTGTTGCACCTGAAGCTCCTTGAAATGGTTCTGTTCTATTTTCATATTTAAAACCAAGTAGATCTAGACCTTGTGTGTAAGATTGTTCCCAATCTTTTCTTGATGCTTTGTAGTCCATAAAATTTTGGACCATGTCACCACCTATTGGTTCCAATACATCATCTGGTAAAAGTTCTGCTAAGTTATCAAAGTGTGATTCTGTTCCGGGTACGTTGATTGCACCTGGTTCGTAGTCTAAAGTTACGCCACCGTCTTCTTCTGGGATGACCTCGATCGGTCCTTTTTCTTCTACTGGTTCCTGAACAGCAACATCTTTAATCTCTTCTTGTGAAGGGATCTCTTCTTGTTTTCTAGTGTTCGGGAGTCCTTTGTCTATTTCTGCCATTTAATACTCCTATAAGTTTCTAACACGGTTTTCTAAAGATCGCAACCCTTGTGAATCAGGATTCATTGATGTTCTTTGTGGACCCTTATCTATACCACCAGATAAACCTGCAATACCACCACCTGCTAATTGTAATTCATAACCTGGTCCAATACCAACAATCTTGTCTTTCAAATTACCAAAAAAATTAGCTCTATTTGCAGCCACATTAGATTCTTTTTGAGCTCTCTCTTGTTGAACTCTTTCAATCCCTGTCTTCATCTTCTTTTTTGCTTCTTGCAAAGTCATATCTGTATCTGGTGTAGGGCCTTCTATAAAACCAAAACCCATAGGCATATCAACATTTAAATCCTTTAGTGCATCCTGTTTAACAACACTCCTTGCAAGTCTTTCGTCAGGTTTAAGGGATAAAATATCTTTCGTGCCACCGATTACATCTGTTCCAATCAAACCTTGTTCTAGTGCTTCTAATACAGGTTTACCTTGTTCAAACGCTTTGTAGGTATCATATATCATCACAGGTGTAAAAGCTAAACCAAGAGCTTTACCAGCTGCTTTAAAATAACTTTTTTTAGCAACATCACCCGGAATTGATTTGGCCACGTTAAATAACTCTGTCAGCACTGGTATTTGTGCTTTAAAAGTTGGAGCGTCAGAAACCATTTTTAAAATATCTTTAGTTTTAATATCTTTAAGAGGGGTTCCTATTTTTTTTCCTCCAATAGATTTTTTATAATCTGCACCAATACGTTCTATACTAAACACTTGATTACCCTTAGCATCAAACTCGCCAAGAACTGGAGTGAGTTTATTAAAACCAATCAATCCTTTATATTTTTCTGGTAATTTAGTCTCGGCTTTTTTAACAATATCTGCTAATTCTTGATTTATTTCTTTCATTCTTTTTAATGAGCCTTCTTTAGAAAAGTCTAATGAATAGGCTTCATTTACTAATTTATTCATTGGTTTCTCAAATTCTGATAATTCTGCATTCATTTTACTAGTGATGATTGCTATGTCACTATCTGTTACATCTGCTTTTCCAGCTAAAGGCAGCATGTGATGAGCTACATATCCTTTTTTTGCACCAAACTTAATTGTTCTACCTTGTAGATCTTTTTCAAACTGTCTTCTTATATCTTTTGATATATAATCTTTTTCAGGATCTCTAACTCTTATTTTTTTAGGATTTGCTTTAAAATAATCTTTAACAAAGTTTTGTGCTTCTTTTAACGTATTCGCACCCAATCCAGGTATAGTTACTTTGTCTGGTCCTACAAAAGGTTTATATTTTTTTACTGTCTTACCAGTTGATTTAAAAGTATTAGGTTGATTTTTTTTTCCTAAAACTTCTTCATATTCAACCACATTAATATTTTCTTTTATTCTTTTTGAACTTTTTTTAACTAAAAATTTATCATCAGGGATTGGCTCTTTTGGTTTGCTTGGTTTTACATACACATTGCTTTCTATATCTTTAAGACGTTTTTCTAAATTTTTTTTACTTGTATCGTAAATCATCATGGTAGATGAATCTGAACCTCTAAATTTTCCTGCAGGGACTTGCATTTTAAATTTTGCATCTTTCGGTATATCGGGATTTAATTTTCTATCGACTTCAGTAATAGACCTTGAAACTTTATAAATTTTTCTGGGTCCATCTTTAAACCCAATCCGTCCACCATCAGCCATGCCTGGTGTATCGTCATCATACAGATCAATAATATCTAATAAATCTTTCATTACTCACCTAGCATTCTAGCGATACCACCGCCTGCTTTTTTAATAGATGGTGCTTCTTTAGTTGCCTCTTCTATAAGTTCTTTTTTAGACAGGTTATCAATTTCTGTTGCATCAGCTGCAGTTCCGTCTGCATCAAACTCAACCTTATACTCTTCATACTCTGCCGTTGGACTTGGATCTCCCTCATCAGGTTTAGGTTTCTTATAACGAAGTTCGGTTCTATCAGTTATAGTATCAAAAGTTTTGTCACCAGAAACTCCCACTCCCATTTTATCTTTTTGAATCATGATCTCTCCTGAATCTAGATCTTCGATCAATTCATACTGGTCGCCATTTTTACCTGTGTAAGTAAACTCGTTAACTCTTTCTTTATAACTTGGAGTTGTTCTTTGTTTACCAAACAGTTTAATTTTACTTACAAGATCAAAAAAATATGATGGGGCTTCTGTTACAGTCTCTACAGCTTTTTCTACAGCGGGTGCTGCAGTCTTTGCACCTTTAAAAAATTTACCAAGGATAGGTAGTGCTGTAAGACCACCCATAACTTTTATAAACGTTCTTCTGTCCATACCTTTCTTAAAACCAATACGTCCACCTTGTGCAAATTTATCTGGGTCCACGCTTAATCCGTCAAGTGCTTCATTGTAAAGATCCATCTGTTGTTTCTGATCTAAATCATAAAATTCTTTACCAAATTTTTTTTCTGCTAAATCTTCTGCAACAAGTTGTGCATTATATTTTCTATCTCCTTTGACAAATCCTAGTGACATATTATCGATTGCGTCTTTAACCATTTTTCTATTTCTCATCTTAGAAATATTTTTTTTGTTTTCTGCCTCTATCATATCTTTTATAGATTCTTCTGCAGATTGAACTGGAGCTGCAATATCATCAGCTTCGCCCCTGCTGCCTGGTGGTGGTAAATCGTCATTTGGTATTTCTTTACCACCCATAATGTTATCGGTATTTTTTATTTTTTTACCTTCAAGATCAAACACCTCGGCTGTTTTTGTTTGTGTAATCCCCTTATCTACTTTTTTTGGAGATTCTATTTGCTTTATAACATTTTCTACCTGGTCAGCGTTTTTCAATGATTGTGGGTCTACATTGTTACGAAGCAATCTTTCAACTGTCATGTTAACATTAAAATCAACTAAATCTTTTTTAGGCATTGTCTGAACGATTCCGGTTTGATCCTTCATCATTGTTTTTATCACCCATTGATAGATTGCTCTTAATGCGTCTAGTCTTCGTTTACTCATTAATAATAATTCCTTTTACGTTGGCCGATTTTCTCATCGACATAATCTTCAGGGTGTCCGATCAGACCGCCCTGTCTGAATCGCATGATAGCCTGTGTGGTTGAGTCTACAAGATCATCATGATCACCATAAGGAAACGCAGCACATTCTTCAATGACGTCATCTGCAAATTTCTGCTCAGGCGCCCATATCATACCAGATTCAAACAAAGGTGCAACCGCATTTACTCTAGCGTGCTTGTCATTGCCCTTGCTTGGTGTAAAATTTACAACCGGTATGTCCATCTGTCTGAGTTCGTATGTGAGAGGCAGACCTGATGCTTTTGCCTCGACAATCACAGATTCTGGTTGCCAGTAACTGTATTGCTCTAACGCCAGTCTTCTTAATTCTGGAAACTCGTATCTACCTTTTACCGCATCGAGTAAGATTAGATTAGCTGAACTATCTTCGTTTGGATAAAATATACCCCATGTGGTGATAGCTGAATAGTCTGCTGTCTCTTTTTTTAAAAAAGCTGTATCGTAAGATTGTATTACATGCTGTAGCTGTGGAATATTCTCATCGGTGTATTTCATCCACCACTCACGTTTTAATATAGCACCTTCCTCACTTGTTGGGTTTTGCATCCACTGTGCATTCCATTTGCCCGTGGGCAGTGTTGCTTGAACCTTCTCTAATTCATCTAACTTCCAATACTCTGGCCATACAGGTTTTTGGTTCTTTGATCCGTGATCCATGATTGCTGGAAATTCGACCACGTGCCACTGATCAGCTTTGGGTTCTTTTTGATTCTGTATCAGTTTACCTGTCAGATCTTTATTACTCCATCTGGTCATTACTAAAATAATTTTACCACCAGGTTGTAAACGCTGACGTGGACCTGATGTATACCACTCGTAAGCTGACTCTAATGCTGTAGGTGACATTGCATCTTGCTCACTGTGTGGGTCATCAATAATCAATAAATCCGCACCACGTCCAGTGATCGCACCACCAACACCAGCTGCGAAGTATTCACCGCCCTGAGCTGTCTCCCATCGTCCTGCTGCTTTACTGTCTTCTTGTAATCTTGTTTTAAAAATTTTTCCGTAGTCTTCACTATCAATTAGGTTCTTTGCTTTACGACCAAACCTTACAGCTAGTTCTCCGGTGTGCGTTGCCTGTATGATCTTGAGCTTTGGATCACGGCCCACCATCCAAGCCGGAAGTAAGTATGAGGCAAACTCCGACTTGGTATGTCTTGGAGGCATATTAACTATTAGACGAGTTATCTCGCCTGATGCCAATTTATTAAATTTGTCAGCAATGTGTCTGTGGTGGGACCCCTCTATAAAATCAGGCCACATACATTTTACAAAAGAAAGAAAATCATCTTTGGCTTTGTTCTGTATCTTTTTTTCAGCATGCATAACTTGCAGCTGTTTAAACTTCCTACGCACATCTGCAGGTAGTTTACTTATGTCTATATTATTCAATTCCATAAAAATTTTTAAAAAATTTTTTTCGCACCTTAAAGTGTTGAATATGTTTTTACCAGCTATAACTGTCTAAATCAAGCAATACAACCTGTAGTAGTGGGACCCCTTTGTACAAAAAGGGGGGATAGGGTCTTGTTTATTTTAGATGTTTGGATTTGTTTTGGGACCCCTGGCCCGTTAGGGCCAGGGGTAGAGAGTTAATCTAGTAAGACCATGTAAGCCTTAGCATTGTTTTTCATAAACCAATCTAAATGCTCACGCATAATCTTATAGTGTTTATCTTTTACATCTGGGTCAGTATGAAACTCGGCTAATGACTCAGCTATAAAAATGCAATCGTGTCTTCTTGCTTCTTCTTTTGTTAGCATAACAGACTCACCATTGAACCTGTTTACTCTTTTTTCTGTTCTTTCTGTGTTAGTCATATCCTGGATCATATGGGATAAATCAAGCATTGTCAATAGCCCTTATTGCTTTTTGTTTATAAGGATTGCCAAAGTAATCGGTCCTAGTTTCTACCTCTACTTCTATTGGTGTTTCAAGACACTCGGTCCTTGGATATAAGTTAATAAACTCGTCCCAATGTTCGTGCATGAAATCGTTCCAACAACCTTGACTACAAAACACAGACCAGACATTGTTCTTGTTCCAATGGTTTTGAGCGATCTTTCTGGTCCTCAAAACCTTAGAACCTTTGACACCTCTTATTCTATCCTGTGTTTTATTTGTATGGCACTTTGGACCATGACACCAATTATAATCACTCATGTCGGTTCCTATTCTCTTCAATGCTTGGTAAACTAGACCAAAAAATAACCAGTCCACCAAACAAAATTAATACTCCTAAACTTTGATGATCGCCAGAATGTATAAAAGTTATAACCCCTAACATCATTAAAGCCATGCCAACTATTGATTTAATAATTAATAACATTACGTACATTAGTGCCTCACTTTCCACGTTGTGTTCC